TGGGTTGCCTCAAAGCTCTACTCAACGCGCTATGGCGAACGCATCGACGTTGCCGTCACCGACACCCGCATCAGCGTTATGGATGCCCTCAAAGATGCCAAACAACGTGTGCTTCTGGACAACAGCAATGTCGTAGACGTTCAGGCTAAAGACGTTGCGTAAGGGTGATTGCTTCCGGTTTTGAGGGTAATGAGGGGGGTTTGGGGCGCATTACGCACGAAATCTGTACGATTACGCGCACGCGCCTAACACAAACAAATGAGGGCAAACCCTAACAAAACCGCACATACACTTCGTACAACCTTCATTATGTTAAGTTCGTGCAAAGTTATCCACAGAAAAACTAACGCTTGCGGCCTACATTTGCAGTTGTCCACAGGCAACTGTGCATAACTAGCGCAAAACCCTTGTGGACAACCCGCCCTGGCCCTCCGCTGGCCGGATCGAGGGGGGGGGTGGGGGCCCGCGGCGAGGGGTCACGGTTACGGTGCCCCCGCGAACATTTTGGAATATTTTTTTAAAAAAATGATTTAACATCTGGCGATGCCGATCTACCGCAACAATTTGCAGCAAGCGCCCGCGAACAGGCTGGCGTATCCGGACACGATTGGCCCGACGCCTCGTAACGAGTTGTTGGGTTACTTGGCTGACTTGGCGGCATCGTCGTACTCACCGCAGCGCACCCAGCAGATGCAGGGTGTAGCGAGGTTTCTGTCTGCTCCGGCGGTAAGCGAGACATTGGACCGGCTGTCGTATGGCCAGCCTTTGACGACTGGCAGGGGGATGACGACACGCATAAGGCCGGAGGCATTAGAAGCTGGCTTGGCCGTGGCTCCCTTGGCGCAACCTGTGACCTTGGCGACCTTGCAGGCAGCGAGGGCAGCTACGCGGGCGGCGATGGCGGGTGGCATGGCTGGTGAGCGTTTGGCTGAGAGGGTTGTGCCAGGCATCATGGAGCGTGGTGGTTTGCCTGCTGAGATATTGCAGGGTTTGGCGCAGGGTTCGAGAAGTCAGGTGTTGCCTGTTCCAACTCCCACTAAAGCAATTAGACGATTTAACGACGGCGGCCTTGAGGTTGGTTATGGCAGAGGCGACTCAAAAATTTTGGTCACAGTTGCCCCGCAAGGTAAAAATGACCGAATGTTAAGCGCGAGCCTTGAGAACATTGGTGGCTATCCATCAGGCACGGGCGATGCAACAATGGCGTATGTAGACGCGCTTGAGTCGGTGATAAAAGACGCCAGAGGCAGAAAAGTTTACTGGGATGGGTTTACATCAGAGTCAATTCAAAGTGATAAAGCTCGAGCTATTTACGATAGGTTAAAGGCAGCGGGTATTCCATTTGAAAAAAATGTGTTTAAGGATCGTAGTAAAAACGCATTGTCTTTGACGCAAGAACAATTGTTGAACATTAATTTTGATCAAGTGCGAAACAACCTTATAAAGTCTGCGGCTAAAAAGCAATTTTCCCAAGCCCCCCAAGCAGAGGCATTGGCACTGGCCCAGCAACGCGCAGCCTTGCCGGTTGAGCAGTACGGCCTTGGCTTGCCTGCGAACAACACACCGGCCCAAAGGGCTAGGGCAATGAAGTTTGAGGATCGTGGATTTCACGAAACTGAAGGGGCCAACATAGAAGGTGGGTTGTTGAGTTTTGATCCTCGTCGTGTTGGCGCTGCGGCATCTGATGAACAGACACCGTATGCAATGTTTGTAAAGCCACATGGTGCTGGTATTGGAATTGCGAAAAACAACCCTGCACAAATGCCATTGATGGTCAAAACTAATTTGACTGATGAGAACATTATGCGTTCTTTTGGCAATAGGGATGAATTGCAGCAGTATTTAAATCAGTTTCCCGATATAAAGCAAGCTACGCAAGCTGTTCGTGATTTAGACAATAAAATGGCTAATTACATGAAGGGAATTGAAAAGAAAGCTGATAATCTTTATGCAGAAGGCAAGACAAAAGAAGCAGATAAACTTCTGGACTCTTTAAACTTTGACAGTAATTTGTTAAAAGAGTTTGATGCCAGAACAAATGAACTTGCTGCTATTTCCAAGAAAAAGATTACTGATCTTTTTAATTCTCAACAAGTCGGAACAGTTGCTTTAGACAGAGATGCTGGCGCTTTTGGAAGAAGCACCATGACGGAAATGGTTTTAAACCCTGCCGAAAATGTGCGCTCCCGCTTCGCCGCCTTTGACCCTTTCAGGCGCAACGCTGCAATTGCCGCAGCGACTGGTGCTTTGGCTCCTGACCTGTTGGCAGCGCAAGCAGAGCAAGACGCATATTCGCAAAACGAGTTGCGCAGGTTTGTGCGTCAGAGTCGCCAGAACAAGTAAATGCAAACCACGATCTACAAGCCCGAAGAAGAGCAAGAGCTGATGGCCACACTGTGGTCCCCGGCGATTGCAGATGACCCTGAAGCGTTTGTGTTGTTTGCCTTTCCTTGGGGTCAGGAGAACACGCCGCTAGCGAACTTCAAGGGGCCAAGAAAATGGCAAAGGGAAGTGCTTAGAGATGTTGCAGCGCACATAAAAAAGCAAAAGGGGCTGGTTGACTTTGAGACATTGCGCCAGGCCGTGTCGTCTGGCCGAGGGATTGGCAAGTCTGCCCTTGTCAGTTGGTTGACCATTTGGATGTTGACGACAAGGATAGGCTCAACCACCATCATCTCGGCCAACAGCGAGGCCCAGCTTCGGGCGGTAACATGGGCTGAGATTACCAAGTGGTTGGCGATGGGGATCAACAGCCACTGGTTTGAGGTGTCAGCCACGAAGGTGGCACCTGCCAACTGGCTTTCAGAACTGGTTGAGAAGGATTTGAGGAAGGGCACCCGTTATTGGGCGGTCGAAGGAAGGCTCTGGTCGGCAGAGAACCCTGACTCTTACGCTGGGGTTCACAATCACGATGGTGTGATGGTGATCTTTGACGAGGCATCGGGCATTGACGATGCGATCTGGGCTGTGACGGCTGGATTCTTTACCGAGAACACGCCCAGCCGCCTTTGGTTGGCTTTTTCCAACCCACGGCGCAACACTGGCTACTTCTATGAGGCGTTTCACAGCAAGCGTGATTTTTGGACATCCAAGATTGTGGATGCCAGAACGGTTGAGGGCACGGACAAGCAGGTCTACCAGGGGATCATTGACGAGTACGGCCCAGACTCCTCACAAGCGCACGTTGAGGTTTATGGCCAGTTTCCGAACGAGGGGGACGACCAGTTTATTCCGACAAACTTGGTTGATGAGGCGATGGCAAGGGCCAAGTACAAGGACCAGACAGCGCCAATCATTGTGGGGGTGGACCCCGCAAGGTTTGGTGCTGATGCGACGGTGATTGCGATCCGGCAGGGCAGGGACATTGTTCGCATTGACCGGCACCGCGGCGATGACACCATGACGGTGGTGGGCCACATCATTGAGGCTATAGAGGAGTTCAAACCTGCCTTGGTGGTGATTGACGAGGGTGGTCTTGGCGCTGGCATTGTTGACCGGCTCAAAGAGCAGAGGTATAAGGTCAAGGGCGTGAACTTTGGCAACAAGAGTGCCAATGCCATTATGTATGGCAACAAACGCGCCGAGATGTGGGGCAAGATGAAGGAATGGTTGAGAACGGCAAGTGTTCCGAAGGACAGGTTTCTGAAGTCTGATTTGGTATCGCCCATGATGAAGCCAGACTCTAGGGGCACTATTTTTCTGGAGAGCAAGAAGGAAATGAAGGCCCGAGGGCTTGCGTCACCGGATGCTGCTGACGCGATTTGCGTGACATTTGCTTTTCCTGTTGCCCATCGGGAGTACAATTCCAGCGCAATTGTCCGTAAATCTGCTGGAACGCAGGGCGTTTCAACATCTTGGATGGGGTCTTAAATGGCAAAAAAGGGTGTGTCTCTTAGCGTTGGACGGGGCGAGAAGCTACCCGTCAGCAAGGGTGCGGGCCTGACAGCCAAGGGCCGCGAGAAGTACAACGCCGCCACGGGTTCTAACTTGAAGCCGCCAGCCCCAAACCCCAAGACCAAGGCTGATCAGGCACGCAAAGACAGTTTTTGCTCACGCATGGGTGCCGTCGCGGCAAAGGCCAAGGACGGCGAACGGGCCAAAGCGGCCCTTAAACGATGGAAGTGCTGATTATGGCTACAAAACCCGGACTTTACGCAAACATCAACGCCAAACAGGAACGCATCAAGGCAGGTTCTGGCGAGAAGATGAACAAAGTTGGCAGCAAAGCAGCGCCATCAAAGCAAGACTTTATCAATTCTGCCAAGACGGCAAAGAAAGTCAAAAAATGAACAAAACCCTTGCACCCATCAGCAAGCTCAACAGCCGTGAGCCTAAGATTACTGGCGGCGGTATGCCCGCCCGCAACACGCCGACCAACGCTCACATGGCGTCCTACAGCGGCAAGAACGACGGCAGCGTCAACGTCAAGGCGACGGTTGCCAAGGTTCTGGGCAAGATCAAGTAATCATGCCCCAAGACTACACAGGAATTGCCGCTGCTGGCGCAGTCAGCGACGGCGGCTCGGCCAAGGATCAAAGCGACTCCGAGGTGCTATCGACGGCACGCAGTCGCCTTGACATGGCGATTTCTGCGTTGTCTGAGTCGCGTGAGGACGAGCTAGACGACCTGCGGTTCTACGGCGGCTCGCCCGACAACCAGTGGCAGTGGCCCGCCGATGTGCTGGCAACTCGCGGCGCGGTGCAGGGTCAGACCATCAACGCCCGCCCGTGCCTGACAGTCAACAAGCTGCCGCAGCACGTTCACCAAGTGACCAACGAGCAGCGGCAGAACAGGCCGCAGCCCAAGGTCATACCGGCAGACGACGGCGCTGACGTTGAGGTGGCGACGATCTTCAACGGCATGATCCGGCACATTGAGTACATGTCGGACGCAGATGTCGCCTACGACACCGCCTGCGAGAACCAAGTGTCCTATGGTGAGGGCTACGCCCGCATCCTGACCGAGTATTGCGACGACAACACGTTCAATCAAGACATCAAGATTGGGCGTATTCGTAACAGTTTCTCTGTCTACATGGACCCGCTGATCCAAGACCCGTGCGGCTCAGATGCCAACTGGTGCTTTATCACCGAGGACATCCCCCTCGACGAGTACGAGCGCCAGTACCCGGACGCCGCGCCCCTGTCAACGATGCAGACACTGGGCGTGGGCGACCAAGGGCTCAGTCAGTGGATGAACGAGAACACGGTGCGGATCGCCGAGTATTTCTACGTTGACTACGAAAAGCAAACGCTCAACCTGTACCCCGGCAACCAGACCGCGTTCGCGGGCACGCCCGAGGACAAGATGCTCAAGGGCATGTTCGGCAAGCCGGTCAAGTCGCGCAAGGCCGACCGCAAGAAGGTCAAGTGGCTCAAGATCAACGGCTACGAGATTCTGGAAAAGTCTGACTGGGCAGGCGCACACATTCCCGTGATCCGCTGCGTCGGTAACGAGTTTGAGGTTGAAGGCCGCTTGTACGTCAGCGGCATCGTGCGTAACGCCAAGGACGCGCAGCGCATGTACAACTACTGGGTGAGCCAAGAGGCCGAAATGCTGGCGTTGGCACCCAAAGCTCCGTTCATCGGCTACGGCGGTCAGTTTGAAGGCTACGAAACTCAATGGAAGACAGCCAACACGACTAACTGGCCGTATCTAGAGGTCAACCCGGACGTTACAGACGGCGCAGGCAACACGCTACCACTACCCCAGCGGGCGCAGCCGCCAATGGCCTCCAGCGGCCTGCTGCAAGCCAAGGCTGGCGCGTCTGACGACATCAAAGCGTCCACCGGCCAGTACAACGCTGCGCTGGGCATGACATCGAACGAGCGCAGTGGCAGGGCCATCTTGGCGCGGCAAAAAGAGTCGGACACCGGCACGTACCACTACGTGGACAACTACGCCCGGTTCATCCGCTACATCGGGCGGCAGTTGATCGACTTGATCCCTAAAATCTACGACACCGAGCGCATCGCCCGGATCGTTGGCGAGGACGGCGAGTCCAAGATGATCAAGATCAACCCGATGCAAGCCGAGCCGGTCAAGAAGATCAGAAACGAGCAGGGCATCGTCATTGAGAAAATCTACAACCCTGGCGTCGGTAAGTACGATGTCATGGTCATCACCGGCCCAGGCTTTGCCACCAAGCGCCAAGAGTCGCTTGAAGCAATGGCCCAGTTGCTGCAAGGCAACCCAGACCTGTGGAAAGTCGCTGGCGACTTGTTCATCAAGAACATGGACTGGCCGGGTGCCCAGGAGATGTCTCAGCGGTTTGCCAAGGTCATTGACCCGTCGATCTTGGGTGACGACGAGGACAATCCGGCTCTGGCTGCGGCCAAGCAGCAGATGGAGGCCATGAACCAAGAGATGCAGCAGATGTCTGGGATGCTCCAGAACGTGCAGCAGTCGATGGAAGCCCAAGACCAGCGCCGCGCTGACTACGAGGCCCAGATCAAGGCGTTTGAGGCTGAGACTAAGCGCATCAGCGCCGTGCAGGCTGGCATGACTGAGCAGCAAATTCAAGACATCGCTATGGGCGTGGTTGCAGCCGCAATGGAGAGCAATGACATGATCTCTCAGATGCCAATGGAGCCGCCGCCCGAGATGATGGAGCAGCCCCCGATGATGCCACCTGAAGGAGCCATGCAATGAGCACCGCCGCAGACTTTATGGGCCTCTTGTTCTTGGCCCGCGATGTGGCCCACTCGGTGCATCTGAACACGCGCAGCTACTCCAAGCACCAAGCGCTCAACATCTTCTATGATCGCATCATTGGCGCGGCTGACGACTTTGCCGAGACGTACCAAGGCCGTCACGGGCTAATCGGCCCCATCACCTTGCATTCGGCCAAGAAGACGACCAACATCACCGAGTTCCTTGAAGCCTCGCTGGCCGAGGTCGAGGAGATGCGCTACAAAGTGGCGAAAAAAGAAGACTCTACGTTGCAGCAGTTGATTGATAATATCGTTGAGATATATCTGCGAACGCTGTACAAACTGAAATTCTTGGCATAAGGACACATCATGGAACTCCTCAACCCAATGAGCCAAGCGGATTTTCCCGCTTACTCCGCAACTGCCGGTGCCTCTGCGGGCAACACGACTGCATGGGGCGCTGGCCCTCAAGGTGTGGTGGTGTGGTCTGAAGTGCCCTGTTACGTTCAGGTGGGAGTTGGGGCCGTGGCTACCAGCGCCAGCACCCCGATTCCTTCCTTTACGCCCATCCCGTTTGTGGTGCCTCTGAACACCAGCGGCGCTCCTTGGCGCGTCAGCGTGATCCGGATCGGCAGTACGGACGGCACTGCTTACGCCAAACCGATCAACAAGCAATGAGCTTCGGTGTAGCCTTCCGCAACGCCGTCGGCCTTGGCCTGGGCGGCATCATCTCGCTGTTTGGCGGGCGTGGTAGCGAGCAGGCCCAGAGCAACCTTCTTACCGAGTCCGGTGACAACCTCGTCCAAGAGGACGGCGGCTTGATTTTGTTGGAGTAACACATGCCCGCAGTATCGCTTTCAGCCTTTGGCGGCGTTGGTGCTCAATTTTTTGACAACAGCGGCAATGTGCTGACTGGCGGCAAAATTTACACCTACCAAGCTGGCACAACAACGCCGCAGGCTTCGTACACCTCGTCGTCAGGCAACACCGCCCACACCAATCCCATTGTGTTGAATGCTGCTGGCCGGGTGCCTAGCGGCGGCGAGATTTGGATTCTTGCGGCAACGTTTTATAAATTTGTGCTTGAAACCAGCACCGGCGTTCTGATTGCCACCTACGACAATGTAGGCAGCAGCTTCAACGCTATCGCAATCATTGCAAACTTTACCGGCAACGGCTCCACTGTTGCGTTTACGCTGGCAAGCACCCCCGCAGGCGAGAACGCCACCAATGTGTACATCAACGGCGTGTACCAGCAAAAAAACACGTACAGCCTTGCTGGCGCTGTTCTCACCTTCTCTCAAGCACCTCCAGTTACTTCGTCAATCGAAGTCAATTACGTCTAAGGAACAATCATGGCCGATACCAAAATCTCAGCACTCCCCGCGTCAACGACCCCGCTTGCTGGCACCGAGGTGTTGCCAATTGTCCAAGGCGGCGCAACGGTCAAAGTTGCCGTATCTAACTTGACCGCTGGCCGATCTTTTGATGCTTTGGGCATGACCCTGACATCTACAGACGCGGGTGCAGCAGCAGCCCCGTTACTTGAGTTGTACAGAGACTCAGCAACACCAGCGGCATCTGACACACTTGGCGAAATTGAGTTTAATGGCGAAGATTCTGCGGGTAACAAGCAAGCCTATGCTTTATTTCATGGATCTATTCTCAGCCCAACGTCTGGTGCTGAACAAGGCCAGCTTCATTTTGAAACTGCAACTGCTGGCGCATTGACTGAGAAAATGATTATTGGCACAACCAATCTTGTGATTAACGAGATCGGTGCTATTTTTAACGTGCGTATTGAAGGCGATACAGATGCAAATCTGTTCTATACAGACGCAACAAACAGCCGTGTTGGTGTTGGCACAATAAGTCCAGCACACAAACTTGATGTTGTTGGAACTGTTGGAATAAGCAGCACAACCACATTGTCAGGTTTAACAGCCTCGACTGCGCTGGCGCTAAACGCAAGCAAAGAGATCGTTAGCGTCACCAACACAGGCACTGGTAACAACGTGCTGGCAACTAGCCCCACGTTGGTTACTCCCGTTATCGGCGCTGCTACAGGAACTTCACTTGTTACGACAAGTCAAGTTACCTCGCAAAAAACGGCAACCACAACAAAAATTCAAAGTGTTGGATTGCAAACTTATTTTACTCCGGGAAATAGCACAACATTTACCATAACGCCAAGCTCAGGTCTTGCGTGGGCGTTTGTAATTTCTGAGGGTAGTGGCGGTGGTGGAGCGTTAGTATTTTGCTCATACAAAAACACCACGATCAACATCGTTTCAGCGTCTGTAGGCTCAAGAAGTTTTGTGGCGTCCAATTCGCCCGGTGCTTCTGAGCTAGGCATTTACAAATCGGCAGACAGCAGCGTGATTAGCTTTGTCAGTGGTGCAAGTTGGGGGGCTGCTGTAGCTATTTGTTTGCTTGGCGACTTTATTAGC